CTCCGGGCCTATATACTGGCACCCTGTTACCAAAGCGCCTTCCATATTAGCCTCGCTTCATAACAGTTACTTCTGCCATGCTCATCCAATTGCTTGGGAAGCTCTTGCGCAGGTCTGCAACCTTCAATACAGTACGCAAGCTGAGCTCACGCAATTTTGCACGGTTGCTACCAACAAAGTCAACGACCTCGTCCTTAGCAATGTCACTCAGCTCGTAGTGATCCAACATACCGTCTGCTACGATCTGCTTGATACGCAACACCTTCTCACGGTCTGTGTCCATCTGCAGATCAATGTAGTGGCAACGGCTTTCTAAGGCACCCAAGTGGTCCTGAAGCTTCTTGCTACGCACATTCTCAAACTTGATGTTGGTAATAAAGATAGCACCTGCCTTGAACTCAAAGCGGTCTGGGATACCTTCTGAACGCAACAGGCGACTGTCTGTGTTCCAGCTGATGGTACGCTTCTTGCTAGAATCCAAAGCGGCCTTGAGAATGTTCAGGCTCAAGTCGTCCAGCAATACAGAGTCACAGTCATCAAACACGATAACATTCTTCTCTGCAGAGAACTCGTACAACTTGGCATAGAGGCCAATGGCACTCATAGCACCCTTCACAATCTCATAGCGTGGCTTACGCTCGCCTAAGGTATTGAACAAGTCATCTTTAGTTAACACTTCTTCAACACCAAACGATTTGCCTACACCTGGGGGGCCTGTCACAATCATTGCACGAACATCACCAGCCTTAACAGCCTTGGTCATATCTGTAAGTACTTGGAAGCGAGCACGAGTCTTCTCAATCAGCTCTTCATCCGTAATGTGTGCTACAGCCGTATCAGCTACCTTGAGCTGAACCAAACTGTTTTCGCCTACAGGAGCCTCGTCAATGTGCGAGACCACACGATAGGCACTGATGCCTGGAACCTTAACACGGATCTTCTTGTAGGGTGTGCGTCCACCTTCAAGCTCATCACCTGCAAGGCAAGTAATTGCCTCACCATCAAAGTCCTTGATCATCTGCAAGCGGATGCCTGGGTAGATCTGATTCTTACGGGCGCCGTAGGAACCCTCAACAATTTCAACTAGTGTAGCCATTCTTCGCTCCTTTTGTGTGTGTAAGTGTCTATTATAGCGCACTCTAGGGATCTTGTCAACCCCTAGATGCATCTGTTGTTTTTATGCAACTTCTGCTTCTGCTGGCAGGGCTTCTAGTGCTTCTGCTAGGGGCGTCAGCGTCTTGTACATTGGATGATTGCTGTAAACGTTGCCCACGTACCATACACCGTCCCGCATAACATAGTACCACTCAGCACAGCAATTTTCTACCTGTTCGAGGAACTCCTCAAAGGTATGTGATACCTTCCACTCTGTACCAGTCTCGCCGCGATCGCGTCCGTAGAACGTACACATACCGCCAAACTGCTGTTCGTATGCTTCTGCGCTCATCTCTGTGCCGTGATAGCCAAAGGCATGCTGTACGCCAATCTCAGGCTTCAAGCTGCTCAAGTCACCCAAGGCTACCAATTGGTTAGCTTTGGTGCTGTCATAGTGCTTCTGCAGAAGACTGCCGTTGTATTCCAAATAGCCATCCCAATGACAGTAGACTGACTTGCATACTGTGCCATGCATGACTGCAATGCGTGAACGTGTACCCATTTTGCGCTCCTTGTTTGTTAGTGTATGTGTCTATTATATACTCAAATTGTCTCGTTGTCAACCTGCTCTGATAACCCTGCAAACACTCGGGACAATTTGTAGAACTGTGGTTTAGCTTCGTCTATGGCCTGCGAGATCAAGTCTTCTGCTGTACCATCACGCAGCGTTTCACGTGCATCCTCGTACATGAAGCCGCCTACAATGCTGCTGCCTACTTCAAGACCCTCTACGAACACTCTGGCACGTAGCATGAACCAATCCAAAACACCACGGTTGACTCGGTCTTCCATGTCCGCAATGTCGTAGCAGCCGTCGTCAAAGAGATCGCGTATGCTGCAATCTTCCCAGCTCTTGTCTACCACAACCTCTAGATCCCCACGCTGCTCACGCAGCAATTCGTCCCAGTATCGCATGCTATCTCCTTAGACTGAGGTTGCAAACAACTTGCGGAAGTCGTTCATTACCACACGGAACGCGGCACGTTGCTGGTCCGTGTAGTCAAACAGACTGCGATCCATACGTTGGAGAGTCTCCAATACAGGCTCGTCGTGCATGTCCTGCACTTCTTTAATATGCACCATTGCTTCTGTGAATGTCATTGCTCGCTCCTTTTGTGTGTAAGTGTCTATTATAGCACCAAACGGCCTCAGTGTCAACCTTCCAGCCAACAATCCCTGGCTTCCTGTGTGGTTATTGTAGACCCACCAATGTAGTCGCCGTGGAACCCGCTCTTGTTCTCTAGTACTAGTGCCTGTCCCATATAGGTGCTCTTGATCTCTATGATCTGTCCGCTTTGCTCAATGTCCGCTTTAAAGCCCACCCAATCCCCTACTGTGACCGTCTGTCCGTCTACTATAGCTTTCATATCAATCTCCTCTTGTGTCTGTGTTAAGTGTAGGCATAATTGCACGACGTAATTCAACTTCCCGCTTGTGAGCCGCCGCCTTGCCACGCACGATTTCGTGTACTAGTACTTCGATCTCGCTTTTGTCGCTGAGAGTGCGCAAGGCCTGACACAGAGCCCAATCTTTAGCTTCTCGTTTGGCACGATAGAAGTGCTTGGCTGCTCTAGCAAGAACGCTCTTATTAATAGTGCTTTCTGTCTTGGCAGTCACGCCTATGTAATTGCCGCCCGCAACACGTAGCTCATATATGATATGATTACGGTCGGTGCGCTTTTTACGAATGGTGTTTGTCTGTGTCATGTGTGTATTATAGCGCATTTTGGCGATGTTGTCAACCAAACGGATTTTGACCCTGCTAGCTCTAGGGTTTCTCGCTCGGGGCACGTGTGCTGAACAGTTATCCACAGGTTATCCAAACTGTAGCCAAAATGCCACAAATTGGGCTACGCTGCGGCACTCTCCTTCCCTGCTGCGCTGCTGCTGTACATGGTGCTCGGAGCCGGAATCGAACCGGCATGCTGTCGCCAGCGAGAGATTTTAAGTCTCTTGTGTCTACCTATTTCACCACCCGAGCTGCTGTTCTTGTAGTTGCTGCGCACTGCTGCGCTGTTTGCGTTGATTGGCCTGACTGGAGGGACTCGAACCCCCGACCTACAGCTTAGAAGGCTGTTGCTCTATCCAGTTGAGCTACAGTCAGATTGTTTTGGTGGGCCCCCCGTGAGTCGAACACGGCACCAACGGATTATGAGTCCGCTGCTCTAACCAACATGAGCTAGAGGCCCTAGAACTGTTTAAGAGTGTGGCTCCCAATTGGGATCGTTTAGATTGATCCGTTTAGCTGCTGAGTTGTGCTGCACAATCAAGCCTTCCGCAGCGTAGTCTTTGGCCACTGATTCTGCCATTTCATGCTGCTTGATCATCTTGTATAAGGGTTCCATACGCTGCTGTACTATATGCGGAGCAAACTGTTCAATCTGATCCAGCTCGTATTCTGAAGGATAGTGTCTTAGAGCCCCTCTAGCACGGTCTCTGATTCCCGCAGCAACTCTAGGAGTCATCTTGGGATCACATAGTTCTTCAAGCAGCCTCTTGGCCTGCATGATGCTGCGATATCTTTCGTCTGGTAATGTCACTTCTCTGCTCCTGGCTAATGCTCGTTTCTTTAGCATATACTTATTATACGATCAATTCAAGGTGCTGTCAACCTGAAATTCACTATCAAGCAGCGGGGCCAATGGCACAAACGCCACACTTTTTGGCTCAAGTATAGGAAGACTCTGGAACTCCCGTGAGGTAGTAGAGTGTGATCTAGCTGAGTAAGGTCTAGTGTTCATAGTGTATAGTAATAGAACACCTGGTGGCATTGTGTGCATAGAGTATTTACACACTAGCATATACATATACGTATACACACTCAACATATACCATAGCAGCGGGGCCTATTATGGGCCTACGGTCAGCACTGTAAGGATGATGGTTGCAGTCAAAGACCGTGAATTTACTGTGATAAATACTGGCAGCACCGTTAGACCAGCCTGTAAACTAGGCCGTTTGAGTCATATGAACGCGAGAATCACACAATTTTGCACTTTGTCACACAATTGAGACCGGTGGCGTGAGAGGCTATGCTAAAATGGTGCCAAACTGTTCCCATTTTCCCCCATAACTGCCTATATTAACGCAGCGGGGCCTACACACTAGTTCTATAATAGTCTATAATACACTATAGTTCCGTATAATTCTCTAGAGCTCGCGCAGCGCCTGACTGCTCTGTGACTCTACACACTATACACGTACACTCTACACTCACTATATACGTACTACAAGTACTATACACATCCATTTCAAGCAGCGGGGCCTATAAATACTTCTATGCTATACACGTTTGATTACTCAGAGTCACAATTGGATCGCTGTCATGACTATATGTATATGGGCTACTCTATAGCTCGTATCATACACACGCTCTATGACGATCTAGAAGACCACTATATAACTCTAGTTGACTGTGATTCACGTACAGCAGTCTTGCTCAGTTTATTCTAACTCAATGCAGGATCCAGATCTTTACTGTTACAGTCTATTCTATTGGATGCCCTATGATCCCGAACTCATATGGCAGTTGGTTGCTCGTCATCAAGGCCACATTCAGCCACAGGTTGGAGGTCACTATGACTACTATATACCTAGGCACTATGCAAGTATACTAGTACTAGCCTATCCCCTGTTGCGGCGCCAACGTCAACGGGATCTTTACACTTGAAACCTTGCAAATTTTTTTCGCGCTGCGCTGCTTCGCAGCAGTGAATTATGCGTTGCTGGCTGATTGTGGTAAATATTATTATGAAAACACTATTACTTGCAGTTGCATTTACCCTACTCACAGGCTGTTCCACAGTTGTTGGTTGGATACCCAGTTTCAGTGACGCCAATCAAAGTGCTCGTATTACAGATGTACGATTAGCTGTGGATGCATTAGATTGTGCTAGATCACAACACGCACAGGCAGTGGCTATTAGTCGTGAACTGCGTTGGTTTGAGCTCTACTCACAGACAGCTGGACGCAGACATCAAGATGTCATTAGAGTCATTGCACCCATGCAGGACACAGTTGCGGACTTTGTCAAGCGTACAGAAGTCAAGGACGCCAGTCTAGTCTACTGTGATCTAAAGAAACGAGTCATGCAAGAACAGG